ATCAAACGCAATTGCTGTATCAGGTGGAAGTGCTGCGTCTCATACTTTTGGATCTGCTGGATCTAATGAGTATGCATTCGTATACGGACACATGTCAGGAGTGGCGACTGTAAATCATATCGCTAAAACAGAATTAATCAGAGACCCTGATTCATTCGCAGACGTTGTCAGAGGACTACACGTATTTGGAAGAAAAATCCTTAGAAGTGAAGCAGTCCAAAGAGGCGTTATAACAATAGGTTAATTGGGAGGATTATAGAAAACTATGGCTACACATGATAAAACAGGTGCAGGTGGGACTACTGGACATCCGTCTAATGGTAGAACACCTTATTTAGTTGAAAACACAATCGACTTTACACCATTCGATCCTGCAGCAAATGATATCGTTCAAGCAATTGATATCCCTGCTGAAAGTATCGTACTAAACGCTGGACTTGAAGTATTAACAGCAAGTCCGAGTAGTGTTACACTCGATTTAGGAGACGCTGGTGATGTTGATAAATACGTTGATGGTTATGACTCAACAAGTACAGGTTATGCTGCTGCTGTCATTAATGCATCAAATGTAGGTCACGTTTATGGTTCAGCTGATACAATTGATATTAAAGTACTAGGAGCACAAGATACATCTGCAAAGGTGAGAGTTTGGGCTGTTGTATGTGATATATCAGGTATTGATGAATCAGACCACAACTAATAAATAAATAATTTAAGGGGGGTATTATTATCCCCCTTAATAATATTCTATACAAATAAATACAAATATGACAATACATAATAAAACAAAAAGTCAAAAAATTACTTATTTAAATAATAATATAAATATTCAAGATAAATATATAAATTAGAAAACAGAATTAACAATCAAGAACAAAAACTTGATAAAATATTAGAGTTATTACAAAATGGCAACAACTTACCTAACACTAACAAATAGTGTACTTAGAGAATTAAACGAAACAGAGTTAACCTCTAGTACGTTTAGTTCAAGTCGAGGTATACAAACTGCAGTAAAAGATTTTATTAATAAAAGTATTCATGATATATACAATGAAACAGGTGAAATACCTTTATTATACTCTAGAACTACACAAGATTTAACTGTTGGTGATAATGAATATTCATTTCCTGCTGATTTTAGAAAAGCAGATATGGATTCATTTTCAATGGCACCAAGACAATTAGTTACTAATGGTGAATTTACATCTAATATAAATAGTTGGACTACTATTACAGGTGCAGGAAGTGCAGCTTATACTAGTACAGGCAATGGTAGATTAAGATTAAACGATTCTGCTGCACATCAATCTATTGATACTACAGTAAATAAAACATATAAAATACAAGTTAGAGTTTTAGACACTAATAGTGTAGGTGCAGCTTTAAAAGTACAAGTAGGTACAGCTGCAGAAGGAACACAAAATTTAAATACAACACTAACTGTAAGTAATTTTAGAGAAGGAAATATATTAAATACTACTTTTACAGCAAGTGCACAAACATCATTTATTACTGTTAATAACACAGTTACAACTACAAATTTAGATGTTGATTATGTTAGAATATCTAGAAGTGATATAGCTACTAGAAAATTAACATTTGTATCATATGATAATTATTTACAATCATACAAACCTACTGATGATACTAACTCAAGTAGTGGTTATTCAACACCATTAAGAGTTTATATTTTACCAGATCATTCTGCATTTGGCATAAGTCCAAGACCAAGTACAAATGAGTTTACAGCTAGTTATGATTACTATACAACACATACAGATTTATCAGCTCATGGAGATACTATGACATTACCTGATAGATTTAAATCATTAATTGTAGATAGATCAAAATATTATACATATATGTTAAGATCAGATCCACAACATGCACAGTTAGCTGATAGAGATTTTCAAAGAAAATTAAGATTATTAAAAGTAGATTACGCAACTAAAAACGACTACATGAGAAGTGATACAATAGCAGAAAGCATTGCTACTAGTATTGGTGGAAGAGTTAATTAATAAATTATGCCAACAACAGATTTAATATCCCCATTTGTTGTAAGTTGTGCTGGTGGTTTAACATTGAACAAAGATGTGTTCTCTATGCAACCAGGTGAAGCATTAATCTTACAAAACTTTGAACCCGATATTAAGGGTGGATATAGACGTGTTAGTGGTACAGCTAGATATAATACTACAGTTATACCTGAAGGATCTAGCAATTCTAGTTTAACAGTAGATTGCTCTATAATATTTAATGATCAAATTATTGTAGCGAGAGGTGGTGATATACATAGAGGAACTACATCTGGAAGTTGGACAAGTTTAACTACAGGACTTGGAACTTCTAGTATAGCTTATGATTTTGAAAAGTTTAATTTTAATGGAACTGATAAATTAATTATTGCAACAGGACACTCAGCTGCACAAATAATTAATAGTAGTTTTGCAGTTGATGTTGTAAATGCAACAGGTGGTGGAACAGCTCCATCAAATCCTAAATTTGTAAAAGCATTTCAAAACCATATGTTTTATGCTGGTGCAACTAATTCACAAGAAGTTATATTTAGTGTACCATTTGAAGAAGATAACTTTACAACAGGTAGTGGAGCAGGATCATTTAAAGTTGACTCTACAGTTGTTGGATTAAAAGTATTTAGAAATGAATTAATTATATTCTGCGAAGATAGAATATATAAATTAACAGGAACAGCAAGTGCTTCATTTGCTGTACAAGAAGTTACAAGAAACATTGGCTGTAGAGATGGTGGCAGTATTCAAGAGATTGGTGGTGATGTTATATTTTTAGCACCAGATGGATTAAGAACTATTGCAGGTACGGCAAGAATTGGTGACGTTGAACTTGGATCTATATCTAGACAAATACAATCTAGAATTGATGAAATAACATTAGATAGAATATCATCTATAGTTATTAGGGGTAAATCTCAATACAGATTATTTTATCCAGTAAATGCTACAGGACAATTATCATCAAAAGGAATTATAGGTGTATTAAAAAATAATCCTAATACAGGATCAATAGGATTTGAGTATGCAGATATGGTAGGTATTAAACCAGCTTGTACAGATTCAGATTTTATTAGCAGTGTTGAAACACAAGTATTTGGTGGATATGATGGTTTTATTTATAAAATGGAAACAGGAAATACTTTTGGAACAGGCACAACTACAGCAACAATACAAGCAGTATATAGATCTCCAGATATGGTAATGGGAGATCCTGGTCTAAGAAAATATATGCAAAGAGTTAATTTAAACTATGAAGGTGAAGGAACTTCTATTGACGCAAACTTAGCTCTTAGATATGACTATGACGATCAAAATACACCACAACCAACAAAGATAGCATTACCTAGTGTAGGTGGTGCAGGAACATACGGAGCAGCTAAATATGGTAGTTCACTATATGATGCATCAGGTGTTCCATTAGTAAGACAATCAGTAGAAGGCTCAGGATTTGCAGTAGCATTACAGATAGATGATCAAAATAGTGCAGACTCATTTTCAGTTAAAGGTTTTCAATTAGAATTTACTCCAGGAGGAAGAAGATAATGGCAGGCTATTCAGCTCGACAATCCAGCTTTACAACAGGTGATACTATCACCGCAGCTCACAGTAATGATGAGTTTAACCAAGTATTAGCTGCATTTAACGCAACTACAGGACACACGCATGATGGAACTGCGGGTGAAGGTGGTCCTATTGGATCTATTAGAGATGCTGATGCTTTAAATAAAGTATTAGTTGACTCTACAAATAATCATTTAGAATTTTATGTAGAAGTATCTTCTTCTGCAGTACAACAATTAAGAATACAAGATGGTGCTATTGTACCTATAACAGATAATGATATTGACTTAGGAACTTCTTCTCTTGAATTTAAAGATTTATTTATAGATGGTACAGCAAATATTGATACACTAAGTTTAGATGGCACAGCTGTTACAGCTACAGGTACAGAAATTAATTTAATAGATGGTGGAGCTACAGTTGGAACTACAGCAGTAGCTGATGGTGATGGTATTATTCACAATGATGGTGGCACAATGCGAGTTACAAGTGCTACTACATTTAAAACATATTTTCAAACTGGTGTTACAGCAGCAGCCATAGCAGCAGATGATATTTCAGCAGGTGATGCAGCAGTTAATCTTACAACAAGTTCAGGTAGTATTACTATTGATGCAGCTGCAAATGATACAGATATTATATTTAAAGGAACTGATAATAGTTCTGATATTACTATGCTTACTCTTGATGGTAGTGAAGCAGGTAAAGCAACATTTAATAGTGATGTAGTTGTTGGTGGAGATCTTACTGTAACAGGTGATGATATTACTATGGGTACAAACACTGCAGGTAATATTTTAGTTGCAGATGGTACAAATTTTAATTCAATAGCTGCAGGTAGCTTATCAGAAATTTCTACAGTTGCAAATGATGATGTTTTTATAGCAGTAGATACTTCAGGTGGTGGACTTAAAAAAATTGCAAGATCAGCAATAGTAGCAGGATTAGCTACATCAAGTGCAATATCAAATGTAGTAGAAGATACAACACCTCAATTAGGTGGTAATCTTGATATGAATGGTGCAGATATTGTAACTACTTCAAATGCAGATTTAGAATTAGCTCCTAATGGCACAGGTCATGTAACTGTTAAAGGTAATACAAATTCAGGTGCTATTCAATTTAACTGTGAATCTAATTCACATGGTCAAATTGTTATTGCTCAAGCCCATAGTGCTGGTGTTACTAACACACTAACTTTACCAGCTGGAGCTAGTTCAACTTTAGTATCTCTTGTATCTACAGATACATTAACAAACAAAACTTTAACTACACCAGTTATAGCAGAAATAGATTCTGGAGCTAATATAACTTTAGATGCTACAGCAGATATAGTTTTAGATGCAGGTGGAGCAGATGTCACACTTAAAGATGATGGTACAACTTTTGGTAGTTTAACAAATTCTAGTGGTGAGCTTGTAATTAAATCAGGATCTACACCTACTACAGCTATGACATTTAGTGGTGCTAATGTAACTTTTGCAGGCACAGTAACTATAGGATCTGCAGGTATATCAGAAGCAGAATTAGAAATATTAGATGGTGCGACAACTACTACAACAGAATTAAATATAATAGATGGCGATACATCAGCTTCAGCCACAACTTTAGTAGATGCAGATAGACTTGTAACAAATGATGCTGGCACTATGAAACAAGTAGCTTTATCAGATGTTAAAACATATTTAAATACTGCGGGATTTGTAACAGATGATCCAACAGCACTCGCAATAGCATTAGGTTAAATAATGATTGACTTTTATGTTAGAAAACAGTATAATATACAATAAATAGGGGGATATAATAAATGGCAAATACTTTCAAAGTAGTAAATTTTGCTGCAGAACCAAACTCAGCAGGGACACCATATACAATGTATACGGTAGCAGGTAGTACAACTACTGTTGTTCTCGGCTTAATACTTACTAATATTAATACAACTGCAGTTACTGCAGAAGTAGAATTAGTTAGTACAACATCAAATCGAGCTGGTAATAATAACGCTGCTAATGGAACTTCGTTCTTAGTTAAGGATGTAAGCATTCCTGCAGGCAGTTCTTTAGAAGTCTTAACAGGCGGTAAAGTAGTATTAGAAGCATCAGATGTTTTGAGAATTGATTGTTCTGTCGCTGATAAACTATCAGGCACACTGTCTATAATGGAGATAACATAAGATGGCTTATATTGGCAATCAACCTACAGAGGCATTTACTACATTTGCAACTCAAACATTTTCTACAAGTGCAACATCTTCCTATACTTTAGATCATGCAGTTACAAATGAAAATGAAATTGCGTTATTTGTTAATAACGTAAGACAACAACCTGGATCAGGAAAAGCATATACAGCAACAGGCACAGCATTAACACTATCAGCAAATACAGCTAGCACAGATACAATGTACTGTGTATTTTTAGGTAGAGCATTACAAACAGTTAATCCACCTGCAGGTTCAGTTGGTAGTTCTCAAATAGCAGCTGAAATGATTACAGGGCAAACAGCTTTAGGTGCAACACCCGCAGACACAGACGAGTTATTAGTTTCTGATGCTGGAACTTTAAAGAGAGTAGATTTTTCCCATCTTAAATCTGACCCAACTCACGTTTTGTTATCTACAGCAACAATATCAAGCGGAGTTAGTGAAGTAGATATTAGTTCTAATATAGACAGCACTTATAAAAATTATATGATAGAAATAACTAATATGCATATAGCTACTGATGACCAAGAATTTAGAATGAGATTTTTTCAAGGTGGTTCTGTAGACACGGGTTCAGTTTATGATTATGGTTTTCAGAGAGTTCAAAGTAATAATAACGATGTTTATACCTCTAGTGCTAATGCTGCACAAATTCAATTAAATGCAGCAGCGGATAATTTAAACGAGGCTTGTTTAAATGGTAGATTTTATATTGCTAATCCTGCAGATACAACATTTAATACACACGTTAAATATGATTTAAATTATCAAATTGACGGAGATAATATTGCTATGATTGATGGTATTGGTAGAATAGAAGAAACAGCAGCAGTAGATGGTGTAAGATTTTTTATGGCATCAGGAAATATTGATAGCGGAATTTTTAAACTTTATGGAGTTAATTAATGGCATATATAGGTAAACAACCAATAGTAGGAAACTTTCAAATTTGTGACGCAATTAGCGTTGTAAATGGTCAAGCGGCATACACGATGCAAGTCGCAAGTACAAATGTAAGTCCAGAATCAGCCTCACACATGTTAGTGTCGCTGAACGGAATTTTACAAAAACCAGGATCTTCATTTACTGTATCGGGGGCTACGATTACCTTCGCTAGTAATTTAGCAACGGGTGATGTTATTGACTTTATAATTTTATTAGGTGATGCACTAAACTTAGGCACACCCTCAGATGGAACTGTAGCTACAGCAAAGATAGCAGCAAATGCAGTTACAGCTGCTAAATTTAACGCAGATGTGATATCAGGACAAACTGCTTTAGCAGCAGAACCTGCTGATACTGATGAATTTTTAGTTAGTGATGCTGGAGTATTAAAAAGAATAGACTACTCACTTATAAAAGGTGGTGGTGGATTAATTCATATTAAAACACAAAACATAACTTCAGGAGTATCTTCTGTTGATTTTAATCATGGTTCTTCAGATGTTGTTTTTGATAGCACGTATAACGCATATAAATTAATTGTTTCTGATATGAGAATTGCAACAGATAATCAAAAACTACATATAAGATATTCTACTGATGCTGGTTCATCTTATCTAACATCAAATTATGATTTTTCAGGTATGACGAGAGATAGTAATAGTGGAACTGATAATTTTAATAGTGCTAGTGATAGCGATATAAGAATACACCAAACAGGACAAGGTAATGCTGCAGCTGAAAGTATGGGTCTTGAAATAAATATTTATAAACCATCAACTACTGATACACGTAAATTAGTTCATGGAACTATTGTAGGTATAAGCCAACACGCACGTACTCTATCAGGTTATTTCTCAGGATCAAATACATCAACTGCAGCAATTACAGGATTTCAAATAAGATCAGGATCAGGAAATATTGATAGAGGTAACTTTACACTATTCGGTGTAGCAAATAGTTAGGAGTAGAATGTGGCAATATCTAAAGCAAACTTTAACAGTTTCAACGTTACTCCAACAGCGAGTAAGTTTATAACATTTAACTCTAGTAACAATGGGTTAGCTGCGGATGATATTGGTGGATCATTAGCACTTATTTCAACCACAACTATTAGTGATGCAGCAACTGTATCAATCACTTCAGGATTAGATAGCACTTATAAAGAATATATTTTTAAGTTTTATAATATACATCCAAATGTTGATGCTGATCTTTTTGTTTTTAATTTTAGTGCGGATAGTGGATCAAATTATAACGTATCTAAAACTACAACTATGTTTGGTGCAGCTCACGCAGCTAATGGAGCATCAACTGCTTTTCAATATTTTGATGGACTAGACTTAAGTAATGGAACAGGGCTTCAGTATTTAAGTGATAATATCAGTGCAGATAACGAAGATAGTTTATCAGGAGAATTACACTTATTTGAACCAAGTAATACAACTTTTGTAAAACATTTTTTTGCTTCAGTTAATTATGTAAGAAATGATGATAGGCAAGAAAATTTTTACCTTGGGGGCTATGCAAACACAACATCAGCCATTGATGCCATACAATTTTCAATGACTTCAGGAGGTGGTTCAGGAACTCATAATATTCAATCAGGTGTTATAAAATTATATGGAGTATCATAATGGCTTTAACAAAATTTAATTTTAACAGCTTTGATTTAACAACAGTTGCAAGTTCAGGATTAGCTTTTAATGCAAGTGCTAATGGGTTTGATACAGCAGCACCTGGTGCTATGACACTAATTTCAACCAACACTATATCTTCAGGTGTATCCTCTTCAAGTTTTACTTCTAATATTAATAGTACATACGATACTTATTTATTTAAGTTTATTAATATGCACCCAGCAACAGACGAAGCTGATTTTACTTTTAATGGTTCAACAGATGGCGGTTCTAATTACAACACTACTAAAACTACCACATCTTTTTATAGCTATCATAATGAAGGTGATAGTGCAGCA